TATTGGCAGGCTCATAACCAACGCCGGGAACGACGCCAGTGAAAGCCCAAACCGCAGCGCCGGTGCCATTCGACACACATTCCCAAACGCGAGAAGCCGCAGTGTTATACCACACGGAGCCCTGAATAAATCCTTGCGTCACATCATTGGACGTTGTAGGATCAACCACGGCGGAAGTTACGCCCGGATAAGGAATGTTACCCTTCGCGCTATCAATGAAGTTCTGTTGAGATGGCATATTAAATCCTTATGTCAGAATAGGCCCCACCCGTGAAGGCGGGGCCATATTCGATTTAAATGCCGATCATCGAAGTGATAGCAAACGGCATACGGATAATGGCACCCCACGAACCCGATGTAACCTTCTGGCGATAGCTCGACAGATCGCGGAACAGCGGATGAGCGCGCATCTTCTCGTTATAGGCGCAGAATACGGTGGTCTGGCCTTCGACTTCATCGGCGAAAAGCTGCATGAAGTTACCGCCAGCGTTGCCCTGCGGATTGGTGGAAGACAGAGCCGCATACTGCACGGCGCTAACCACCCGCAGATTGGGGTAGTTCTTCTTAATCATATCCATGGCAGAGAAGCCGAACGAGTTGGTAGTCGCCAGAGCGCCTTCATTAGCCGGGCTAAGTGCCAGCGTCAGCTTGCTATCCGAAGCCACAAGGCCACCAGTCTGCACGATCAGCTTAATCACCAGAGCTTCGACGTCCGTGAAAATCTCATTCGCGGTGGCATTGGGGGCATTCTGGTAAACCCAAACGTTGCCATTGCCAGCGGCCTTGACACCCGGTGTCAGCGATGCGGCAAGGTTGGGATCGTTAAACATGCCATAGTTCTGGAGACCCTGCACACCGTAGAAGTATGTCAGGTTGTGGAACTTGTTGAGCTGTGTAGCGGCGGAACGGTCAAGCTCCGAAACCCAGTTGATTTTCGACAGGCCAACGCGCTCGAGTTCCTTGTCACCATAATTTTTGATGACCTGAAACAAATACGATTGACGCTGCGGCCAGTTGAGGTTAGCACCAGCCTTGCCATTGTTATTATAATCGCCATAGGACGACACTTCGCCGGTATGCTCAACGGTCGGGAACATGATGGTATCATCAAGCCACGAACCATGCTTTTCTTCGCCCGCGATTTCCACGGCCTTGTTAGGGGCAAACAGGATTTCATAGATAGTCGGATCAACAAGCGTGGTCAGGATAGCCGGAACAGCCGAGTTGGCATTTGTGTTCAGGCCGGGGATGCTATCCAGAGCCAGCGATGCATCGCGCTTGAAGTTTTCAGGCCAATAGGAAGTCGCGCCGTCGATAAATACGCCGCGAGCCTCGAACTCAGCCTTGTCCATCGCGAATGCGCGCTGGGCCTCGGCAAATGTATTATACTTGGTAGTCATGATATGTATTCCTTACACTTAACCGAGAACGTAGCTGGAGATTTTCACCAGTTCGCCAGCCGCGCCGGACGAAACAGCGAACCACTTAGTCTCAACGTTTGTGGTCGAGCTGATCGCGGTCGAGCTAACCACTGTGTTGACGTCAACCACATACGTACCAGCACCACCAGTGCCGGAGATAAACTGGCGCAGATAGGTCGGCACGCTAATGCCGGTGCCAGTCACGAGACCACCAACTACGAACGTTCCGGCAACAGTGCCGCCAACGGTCAGGATGCCGTATGTGCCCGAGATAGTTGTCGAGGCCACAGTCTGCTCGCCAATCGACAGAGCATAGGTGCCCACGCCGCCGGTTGTGCCCGAAAGCTGGCTAACGATCTGTGTGCCGGTGATCGTCGCGCCACCCGAGATGGTTGTGCCAGCATACAGCGTGCCCGAACCGACAGCCGAAACGGTCAGCACGTTGCCAGCAATAGAGCCGGTCACGCTCGAAGTCGCGGCGGCGATGCTCGAAGCCGAACCCGAAGCCACCGAGGCGGAAGCAGTGGCGGCGAAAGTCACGGCACCAGTCGCGAGATTGGCATAAGCCTTCTGGCCCACCAGAGCCTGTGTGGCACCGGCATTGCGCACGGCAAAGTCACCAGACGAATTGAGGGTCACAGGGAAACCATTTGGGATCACCATGCCGCTATCGGCGAGATATGTGGTAATGAGACCCTGCTGATCGCGGCGCACAAAGCCAGTCACCGGGCCAACGCCGAAGCTGTTGACGATGGTGGCGGCGTTGTCCTGATCGAGATAAGTCGAAGCCAGCCAAGCGAAACGGCCAACAGTTACGCCGCTCGGGCCAGCAACAAGACCGCCGGGGCCAGCATTAACTGTATGGGCAAAGTTAACGGTAGTCTGATCGCCCTCAACGTAAGGCGCGGGAACGGTATTAACCGAAGTCTGAAAAGTCATGAGATATAATCCTTAGAAACGAACGCGAGCGGCGTTAGGGTGGCGCTCTTCAAACGACGGCACCTTGGCACCATCCTGGGCGATAAGCTCCACGCGGGCGGACGGCTTGGGCACCATCGTTAGAATGGCGGGAAGCGCGCTGGAATGAACGCCAGTGATTTCAACGCCGAGAGCGGTCAGGGCATGACGATAAACACCAGCGGCGCTATCGAATGACATCACCAATTCACCCACATAAGGCTTAACAGCACGTTCAGCATCGCGCACGGCATTCATACGCTTGATTGTCGCGACTTCTGCAGCCTTCATGGCAGCATCCATAGCGGCCTTGTCATAGGGCTTTTCGCCATCGTCATCATCGTCGTCATCCGCACCCATAGGCCCACCAGCCATAGGCAGATCGTCGTCATCATCAGTGGCCACTTCACCACCGAGAAGAGCTTCGATTTTGGCGAACACTTCAGGAGAAACGCTCTCCTTAATCAGCGCCTTAACCTTTTCGGCAGGGCTCACTTCAGCATCATCATCAACCGTGGGCTGGACAGCCGCAGGTTCGTTATCATCTTCCATTTTTGGTTCCGTATCTTCCAGTTTTTCAAGCAGGAGGTTGATGTCGTCAAGGGTAGCATCGGCGGCCATTTTGGGGAGCACGTAGGCAACAATAGCCTCCCGCGTCCTCTCTTGGCGGCCCTTTTTGGCGCGGGGCATAATCGTATTCTCCAAAGCACTATCGCCGACAACGACATCAGGGCCAGCGCGGCCCTCCACCACGACGGCAACGTGGTTAGCAATGATATCGCGCATTACACCATCATAAGGCTGACCATCAGCCTCGCCCGGTGTCATGTCTGGGGTGTAATAGTAAGCGCAGGAGATTTCCTTTTGGCGCTCACTCTCAATTCCATTAACCGCATCGTTCGCCCAAACGACAAGGCTATTTTTCAGATAAGGATATTCAAAAATAGCATCTGAACCCGTAGCGCCAATAACGAGATCCGGTCGATAATCCTTGACATCGACTGGAACGTGTTCGCTAAGAAGGGGCACATTGTTAAACGTGGGAGCCGCCTTTTCCAGTTCGTCAGGATGGCGGTAAAGATGGTAAATCTTTTCAGGATCAAGGCCAAGCTCGCGCCATGTTGGGATCTCTTTGCCTTGATATGGGCAGATATTCGATTTAGAGATATTGGTCAGCTCAACGTGGAGCCTGCCATCACGATCCTTGGATCGGACAGTGCCTAGGTCAGTAGGCGCTTTATCAAGGGCCATATCTTGCGCGGGCATTTCAGTCATAAACTCTTTAATCGCGGGATGCATCGGCTCGGGAAGATTGTCTTTGCCAGCCCAAACATAATCCGTATTTTCGCCATCCAGATCGGGCTTCACTTCCTTTTGGATCGGCGCGGTGTATGTTGTATAGTCCACACCGTCGCATATCGCCCGGTTTAGAATGGTGAACGGGCCATCGTGGGCAATGCCCGTTTCCTCTTCCAATTCGCGTATGGCAGCCCCCAGATCATCCTCTCCAGCCTCAGCCTTACCACCTGGGAAACACCACGTCTTTCGGCCAGCATCCTTGACGAAAAGATATTTGCCATCGGGGGTTTTAAGGGCGATACCAGCGGCAGTCATCAAGTCGTCGCCAGTATATCCATGAGAATAAGCCGCCCGAGATTGTCCTTCCGCGCCTTCTCGAGTGGGGTAAACGTGACCATGCTCGCCCCATTTATAGCCCATCTGACCATTTGGCAGTTTAGCGCGGTGAATGGGCATTAGTAATCATGGTTCCCGTATCGGGTTAATAGGTCGGCACCGCAAAGCAATTCTACGGTAAAGGAGGCGAAACCCGGAACACTTCCTTGCGGTGCCTAAGTGCCTATTTATAGCAAGTTTATCTATTAGTAAAGGTCTGGCGTCATTTTTTTACTTGACAATCGCATTTTGTTAGAAAAATCGGACATGGTTTCTAACGGTAAAAAAATGGCTTGACGGCATTTTGTCCGGGGTTATGATAGCCCGACAATTTAGGAGCCCATATGTTCAAAATCGGTGATTTCGTTTGCGCCAGACAACAGCTTGGCGAGTTTGGCCATCAGTCGTTTATCCCGGAAAGCCATCCCGGAACTATTGTGGCGATTAACGATAATCTTAAATATGGGATCACGGTAAAGTTCGCGCTTATGAAGGAATGGCGATGCCGCGAAAGTGATATTCGTATTCTTGAAAGGATCGGCTAATGTTTCTAAATCTAACCAAATTGGCCGACGCTGGCTATGATCCTTGCGAATTGCCGCGTGATCTCCGCGAAGAATATTACGATATCCGCCGCAAGTGCAAGCCAGATAAAGCATGGGAATTGCTGGCGTATCGCATCGCCCGACAGGATCGAATTGACCTGCCATTTCCGGTCAATCCAAACATATCCATTCAAGCGAAAATGATACTTACAGCCGCGCATATTTGTTATTGTACGCCGGAAGATATCTTGGGCCGATCTAGGTTCAAGCAAGTCGGCACGGCAAGAAGCGCGGTTGTTGTGGCATTGCGGCACCGTAACCCCGAGATATGGTCATACCCTGCTATCGGCAAGGTGACAAACCGGCACCACACGTCAACGGGTTATCTCGTTTTGCGAGGTGAGGAACGATATAAGCGGGATGAGTGGTTTAAGAAGTTGGTGGATAGGCTGGGTGGTCTATAGCTCTACTAGCGGTTCTGCCCAGCATCTACACCGGAAGATTCCACCGGGAAGCGCGTGGTAACTAGGTGCATCACAAAGTGGTGGGTTATTCCATTCAAACACTTTACCATTTAGCGCACGGTGGCTGGGGCGAACCGAGCTATCACCTGCCGTGCGCCATATGAATTGTGTGGAGCCGATACTCTCCGCCCTAGCTCTTTGAAATTCTACATGGGTGCGGGAAACTTCCGTGGTGGCAATTAATAGCGCCCTAGATCGAGAAACGTCCCCCGACCGCATAATCTCTTTGGCAATCTGACTGGCCCGCGTGGCATTAGTCAGCCCCTCAAGTGTCAGTTTATGAACCCTTTCCGCAGCATCCCTAGGCAACGATGTGATAAGGTCAATCTGATCCGCCAACCTAGCCCGAGTGATAAACCCTATGTCAGTTTCGCGCAATTCCCGCTTTTGAATTGCAGCCATTTCCGCAGCGGTGTCAGCCCATGCCTTACGGTCTCTGGCATTCACCTCGGCAATCATCCGCGCACCGACAGCTTCAGCCCATGGCGTTAAAATCTTGGCGTAATTGTAAAGCGAGGTGGTGACTGGCTCAATATTCTCCGGGTTTTCAGGATCGTAAAGTGTCTTAACGATATCACCAATAACCCGCGCCACCATTTTAAGTTTGCGCGCATAGGAGTGTTCAACCTTGCGCGCCTTTAGATGTGACTGTTTCGCAGTGCGGCGCGAAGATATCTTAAAGTCTGGCAGTATGCGTGTTTTGACTTCAGCCATTTACCAGACCTTCCCATGCGTCATTTTCCCCCGGCATTTCTGGGATAGCGTCGGGATCAAGGCCGTTATATGGAGATGCCTGATCCGCCGACAAAGCCTGACGTACCTCGGTAGGATCAACAGCGCCCATGTCCACATAAAGAGTGTGTGTCTGGGCTTTCGTCAATTCCATCGTGGCAACCTCATCATCCGACAGGCCTTCAAGGTCATTAAAGATGAACTCGATATCCTGATCTACATCTCCGAAAATAGACAATTGGATAAAGTTTACAACGGTTTGCAGATTGTCGCGGAAAAGATGCTCTTGACAAGAATTGATCCAGTCATAAAATACGCGGATTTGGCCTTCCGAAGATGCGTTCAACCCCATTGGCTGAATACCATTTAGTATTTCCACCGGAATGCCCCAAATAGATGCCATATGCTCTTGCGCCTGACTTTGCAGAGCATCAAGACCGCCAAGAGGAGCTGATACGTTCTGGAACTCTTCAGAATTGCCAATAGTCAATAGCCCGCGATTATCACGCTGGGCATTGAACATTTCGATACGCTGAAAGAACTGATCGCCAGCACCCTGCAACACTTCTTGCAGATCGAGTTTCAGCACCATAACCGAAAAGGCGCTGATAATGTCATTGACTGACTTGCGCGTTTCAAGCCAATTATCAACCGACGGCTTGCCCATTTGTGACAGGCTAAGACCACCGAAAGAATATGCTGGCTTAAGCATATCAGGCACCTCGCGCCCGATAAACGACAACAGCCGCGTTCGATCCAATGTCTTGCCCATAACCGACCATACATTCGGGCGATACCAGTCCGGGGAGAGTGGATCAGCGGCATTGTAGGCCAGCGGATAGCACCAGATAGGCTCCACCACCTTAAGCCGCTTCAATGGGCGCTTGGGCGAGCATTTTGACTTTGACAGGGCGTTATCACCCGGCCCGATAGGCTTTTCCAGTTCGTCTCGATCTTCCCAATCGCCAAAGTCAAGGAATAGATGCGCGCGGCCAAAATAACCATCCATCTCGGCGCATTTCTGAAACATGGCCTTGACCTTAAGCCGCGTCATTTCATTTTCGATGGCGTGGATTTTATCGGACTTATCATCTTTGCCCGATGCCTGAAACTTGATCCACTTGCGCGTCATGTGGCGGGCGACGGTTTCCGATGCGCGACGATATTCTGGCCTTGTCGCCATTTCGGACAACATGGGATAGCCTAAAAACGCTTGACCTTCGCCAATCGCGCCCATATAAGCATGCATGGCCCACGCTGAATTTGTGTCAAACATTCCATCAAGGGCTAGTTTGGTGTCAACTGGCTGGAAAGGATGGATATCGTGGCGCGGCTTAAAGATATTATCATTGTCCGCCATGCGATTAATTCTCTTGACACGCGACACGGTATCGGCTGTAATCTTGGCCGTAGACACTCGATTATTGAGCGCGTCCTGAATACCAGCTTCAATCTTTTGCGCGGCAGTAGGTGCCTTTCTAACGTATTTGCGCTTGGTTTTTGTTTCAGTTGTCATTTTATCGGCGTCCCATGAGGCGTAGGCGGTTGATAACATCGGGGTCAATTTTAATATTTGATCCACTTGGCGCAAACGTAAGCCCAAGAGCATCGGCAATGTCTGGTGATCTAAGGCCCCGGCGCTTCATTTCGTCTTTGCTTTCGACGACTAGACAACCGGAACTGTCAATCTTATATTTTACGCTAGCCAATTCTCCAGCCAAATCCTCGGCATTGTCGCGTTCAAGCCCCTTGAACGTCGGGCCATCCTCGCGCACCCAACGCGCCATTTCCTGCCATAGATGATCCCTAAGGCGTCGAGGAGGAGCGTCCGCTAGAACCTTGCGGCCATCCTTTAGGTGGTGCTGACGGGCATTGTCCGGGGCGTTTTCGGCCACATTTACACCAATGACGGGGGCCTTCATTTCCTTTAGCCGGTCAACCACGCCAGCGCCTAACCCGCACTCATCAACAAATATAGTGTCAACATTCCAAGCATCGCGATATGCTAAAGCCTGCCCAACAGTATCCATCGTGCCCTGCTTGGCTTTAATCACGATCTTTTCGATCACATTGCCAACGCGCAAAACGAATACGGTGCGGTCATCACCATATCGAGCAACGTCAACACCTAGCCTACGGTCAGATTGTGTCGGCGTAATTTCGCGATCAATAGCGGCTTCCACATCTTCCAAAGACATGAGAGTATCATCATCCTGCTTAGGGAACTCGCCATCGGCACGAACCCGGACGACGTTAGAACCTTCGCCAAACTTTCTGACAAGTCTCTCACGATATGTCGGATCGACTAGTGGGCTGTCTCCGCACTTGAAATGTAGAGTTGTATAGTCGCCCCTATCTTGCTTGTGTGATCGGGCAAAATAGCCGGTATTGCGCGTTGGGTTCCCGACCATAAGAAGCCGCGCGCCATGAGACGAAAGTGCACCTTCCGCGACTTCAAATATCTTATCATCAACACCAGACGCCTCTTCAACAATGAACATTATATGCCCATCATCGCCGTGCTCTTCCACGGTTGCGCCATCATCGCTAATCTTGATCCCGCTCGCGTGAAAACCCTGAAGCGCATCCGGGTTTTCTTTGCGTGCAGTGCGAGCAACGGCGAACCATTGATCGGGCGATCCTTTATCGGCAATTCGATCCTGATTTATGTTGAATAGGTTGCCAAGCCAAAGCTCTTCAGGAATACCTTCCGCGCGAGCCAGATCTTCTGATTTACGCGCCCACTTCCCTAATTCCGCCCAAAGGACGTCTCTAAGCTGGCTTGCCGATGGTGCTGTGCATGGTATTTTAGGATAGTCGAAACACTCCAGCATCCACCATAGCGTTGCGGACACAGCGCCCGTTTTGCCCACACCATGCCCGGCCCGAATAGACACCTTCGCACCATCAGGTTCGATAGCCTTCATCAATGCCGTTTGTTGTGTTGTCGGATTAAGCCCAAGGCGATGCTTGGCGTATGACAGGATATCCTTCCGCCATATGCCCCTTAGAAGCTGGTAATCCTCGATATCCTTAGGCTTTAGCATCTTTTTTCAAGACAGTTGCCAATAGACCAGAAACACCAGCGCCCTTGATATCTACGGTGGCGTCAACCTCTATCTTGTTCGTCTCCCGCCACCCCATCTGCGTTTTCATGTAGAACATGAGACTGGCCTTGTCACCATTCTCGATATGCTGCCACAGGTAGGACACCGCTTTAATGTTGCGAGATGCCACGGCGGTTTCTAGTTCGTCAACGAAATACTTGCGCAAAGTCGGCTCGGCAATCCCGAGTATCTTACACATGAGAGATTGGGGTACACCCGCAGTCACCCCGTTTAGGACGATCTGGCGGTGTTCATCGGTAGGCACGAAGGCGTGGGCTGGCATTAGTTGATCTTTGAAAATGCGATGTGGATAGGGCCAAGGCAGATTGCGAATTGCTTGGGCATGATTTTAAATCCAATAACGAACTCGTGCAT